CCAAGATGAATTGACAACGATAAAAGATTTTCCAAATTATAGTATTACAAAAGATGGAAAAATTTATAGTCATAAAAGAAAACGTTTTATAATTCCATCTCAATCAGATGGATATTATAGAACGATAATATCGAATGATGAAGGTAAAAAACACTATTTGATACATCGACTTGTTGCAGAAACTTTTATTCCAAATCCTGACAACAAATTTCAGGTAAATCATAAAAATAAAGATATTAAGAATAATAGAGTAGATAATCTTGAATGGGTGACAGATAAAGAAAATAAAATACATGCCGTTCAAACAAAATAATCAATTAAATATTAACTAGTACTAAATCATGATAGCAATATTATGACGGCATTGGGGAAACTCAATAGTATAGTAAAAATCTAATTAATATAAAGGACAATCAGCAACCAAGCTTCCAACCTAATAGGATTTTGGAAGAAGGCTCAGAGACTAGATGATCATGGGCTGATAAAAGTCAGCTTAAGGTATAGTCCATTCCCACCTGAGAAGGTGATTCAATGTAGTAATTGAATAACTAATGATCTCATGAGGAAATACATGAGGGAGGTTGGTATAAAAGCCAAGAAATATTTTTCAATATGCCCAAGGGCGTCAAGCGATGGGTATATACACATCAAATTACAGGGATAGATTGGATATTAGTTATATCTTATATCATCCACAAAGACCACTAATTTTAACAAGAACAAGTAAATTCATGTATGCAGACGTTTTACCATCAGGTGAGAACGTCGTTGTAGCAATTGCATGTTATACCGGGTAAAATGTTAGCCCATGTCATAGCCAAAACTATGGCAAGTCGGTGTGTGTTTTTAATTTCCTATAAAGAGAAATTAGCCGGCGACGTTATTAAATTGCGGGAAAATCCTGACTTAAAATTTAGCTACTAAACCATATAGTGGTGGCTTTGGGAAAAACTCAAAGGTAAAGTAAAAATGCTAAATATAGGGACAATCCGCAACCAAGCCTATAATAAAATAGGAAGGCTCAACGACTAAATAGTAACGGGCTTATAACTTTGTTAATGAAGTTTATGGCTCAAGATATAGTCTAGACCCATCAGTAATGATGATTAAATCAAGATATTTAATTAATCACACAACTATTAAGTATCGAAATTTAATGACCACGAAGTTCAATAGGAAATGATTGAATTAGGTCGGTATAATCGATAACCAAGAAGACAGTTTGGTCTTTAACAAATCATCTGTCGAAAGAGGTATGTTTAGATCAATGTCACTTAAAAAATATATATCAACAATTCAAAAGAACCAGTCTACAGCTCAAGATGATTTATTCATGAAACCAGATCCAACAAAGGTTACTGGCATGAGGCACGGTTCCTATGACAAAATTAATGAAAAAGGGTTTGCTCCAGAAGAAACTGTTGTAAACAACAATGATATTATTATTTGTAAAGTATCACCGATTCAACCCGTTTATTCAGACACTGAAAAGAAAGAACTTAAGATATACAAGGATAACTCTGAAGTATACAAAGGTTATGCAAGCGGTGTTGTTGACAGAGTATGGACAAATATATTTAACAATGAAGGTTATCAAATGATTAAAACACGTATTAGATCAGAAAGGATACCACGTATAGGCGACAAATACTGTTGCTATGACAAAGAAACCGATGTATTGACATCTCAGGGATGGGTTAAATTTAGTGATCTTACACGAGAACATAAAGTTGCATCCTTACATACTATCAATGGAAAGGATACATTGAAATATGTTACACCAACAGAAATTCAAGTATTTGATTTTAATGATAAAATGTATTGTGTTGATTCAAATCAAGTGAACTTGATGGTTACACCAAATCACAGAATGTATGTATCAACAAGAGAAGGAAACTACAAAATTGAAGAAGCAAAAAACATATACGGAAAAAGACGTTATTATAAGAAAAATATTAGTGCACACGAAATAGATTTTACTGATGCGCCAAAAGAACTTGTTATTGAAAATGGTAAGGTGACTAAATTCAGATTAAATGGTCTGAATTCAAATAAAGTAACCGACGAAGAAATAACTATCGAGAACTTCGATATCAAGAAACACAAAAATAATGTTGAAGTGCACAAACCAATTGATAAAGAAAATAAAACATCTATTGAAGAATTTAATGTTAATGATCATCTTAGCATAAAAGATTATTTAGATGTATCAATTGACGCTTGGTTAGAATTATTCGGTATATGGATCGCTGAGGGTTGTACCTTACGTGATTGGAGTGTAAGTATTGCAACACACAAACCGAGAGTTAAAGAAGCATTAGAAAAATGTTGTAAAGAAATGGGATTCAATATCCATAAACATAAAGACAATATAAATGATAGTATTAAAAACGCTTGGTGTCTTCCTGAAAAACGATTAGTACAATATATGTATCCCCTTAGTGTTGGAGCAGTTAATAAATCATTACCAAACTGGGTATGGTACCTTAGTCAAGAACAATGCCAATTATTAATCAAATCAATGTGTTTAGGTGATGGACATAAAATGAAAGGAACATGTACATACAGATATGATACATCATCCAAACAATTAGCAGATGATTTCCAAAAACTATGTTTACATGCTGGATGGTCTACTAATATAACATTAAAATATGAAGCAGGACATGAAAGTATAGTCAAAGCTGAAGGCAGAGAAGGAGAAATTATTAAATCAACAACTGACGCTTATAGAATGTCGATTATCACTGTACAAAACGAACCGTTAGTAAATAAGAATATTAAACCAGATGGAACGGATAGACTAGACAACTGGGTTGATTATAATGGTAAAGTTTATTGTTGTACTGTATCAGGTGAAGGTGTCGTATATGTTCGTCGTAATGGATATCCTGTATGGTCTGGAAACAGTAGACACGGCCAAAAAGGTACAATCGGAATTTTATTGAAATCATCTGATATGCCATTCACCAAGGATGGAATTCAACCAGACATTATACTGAATCCTAACGCTATACCTTCTCGTATGACTATTGCACAGTTGATCGAGTGTATTCTCGGTAAAGTTAGTGCAATTGAAGGTCACGATGCAGATGGTACACCATTCAATGATGTTGATCTCGAGGAAATCAAAGACAGATTAGAAAAACTCGGATATAATAGAAATGGTGTTGAATATTTATATAATGGTATGACTGGCCAAAAAATGAGAGTCATGATATTTATTGGTCCAACATATTATCAAAGACTTAAGCACTTGGTGGAAGATAAGATCCATTGCTTAAGTATGGACCATGAAGTTTTGACTGAAGATGGATGGAAATTTTATGATAAAATAACAATGAATGATAAAATAGCAACATTAAAAGATAAAAAACTGGTATATGAAAAACCGATACAACTTCTGTACTATCCAGATCATGCAGGGAAAATGTATCACATTGAGACACAACAAATTGATCTCAAAGTAACATCAAATCACCGAATGTGGGTGTCAAAAGTCAAAGGTCGTGATAAAAAATGGCAAGAATTTGATTTTGTTAAGGCAGATGAACTTATGGGAAAACATGTTAAATATCAAAAAGATGCTTTGTGGGAAGCATCTGATTATCAATTCATACTCCCCAAAGTGGAATGCGAGAATGGTGTTATATATGAAGATAAAAAAGTAGATATGAATGCCTGGTTACAATTCTTTGGTATATGGATAGCCGAAGGATGGACGTCAACGTCTGAAGATAAAAGATATCCTAATAGTAGATCTTATATAACAACAATTTGTCAATGCAAAGATAGAGTTCAAAAAGTTATAACAAAGGCAGTTACTGATCTTGGATATAATTATACACAATGTGATGATAAGTTTAGTATAGCAAACAAACAATTATATGTGTATATGAAAGATCTTAGTGTCGGTGCACCTAACAAAAAATTACCCGATTGGGTTTGGAAGTTAAGTTCGTCCCAATCTAGAACACTTTTGTATAACATGCAATTGGGCGATGGATCATTCCACAGAACAAGTTCGAGATATTACACATCATCCATCCAACTAGCTGACGATGTAATGAAATTAGCACTACATTGTGGATGGTCTGCTAATAAATGGCTACATTGTAAAGCAGGAAACGAAACTGAAATTAAAGGCAGAAAAATAATATCAAATTATGATATGTGGAGACTCGGTATTGTAGTATCTAAAAATACTCCAGAAGTTAATCATGGACATATTAAAACACAAAACGGACAAACTGAAACTATCATTGAAAGAAGTGCCGAACCTGTATTCTGTCTTCAAGTACCCTCTGAAGTATTTTATGTTAGACGAAACGGTAAAGCAGTTTGGACCGGAAATTCACGTTCAAGAGGACCACGTACAATCTTAACCAGGCAATGTCCAGAAGGTCCAAAGTAATTGTTTTACCAATTACAGGCCTTTGTATACATTGAAAAAATGTATGCAAGTCTGATTATGAAATAAAAACAGAATCATAATTAGGCAACATATTCAAATTGCGGGAAGTTCCCGAAAAATCGATTAATAAATGTAATTAATCAATTCAAGCTCTAAGTACTACCATGTTTTTAATAGAAACAATGGGAACCCGGTTAATTATCGGAAACAATAGTAACAAGCTTAGAGATAGGGATAATCCGCAACAAAGCTTTCGTATCCGACAAAAACAATGCTAACGGCCCAGAGCTGAAGGCTCCATTAGGATAAGGAAGAATGCTCAACGACTATATGGATGTGGGCTTGAGAGAAATGATAACTCTCGATGATAGCTTAAGATATAGTCTAGTCCCGGCAGAAATGTCGCCACAGGGTAATCCGATAGAGGATGAGCTGATGGGAACGATGATCCAGATAGGAAATGATCTGGGGAATGTTTGGTATTAACGAGATCAAGAGACGGTGGTTTGAGATTGGGTGAGATGGAGAGGGACAGTCTGATAGGGCACGGAATGGCTAAGTTCCTCAAAGAGAAGATGCTTGATACGGCAGATGCGTACACAACTTACGTGTGTGGATCTTGTGGATTATTCGCCCAACGTCTTTTCCGTAAAGATAGTGAGAAATATGTGACAAATAGAGATATCTTCTATTGTCCAGCATGCAAGAACTATACACAAGTATCAAAGATCATGATACCGTATGCATTCAAGCTGTTCATTCAAGAGTTGATGTCAATGAACATCGCTCCACGTATTAAGACGAAGCAGTCAATATACAATAGTTAATTTATAATAAATCCCTGACTAGGGAATTGTTATTTTTTTTATAAATATAAAGCATATATAATATTATATTTAAACATATAATATTATAATATAATATATAATAAATCCGTACTTTGAAATTATTATTCGAAAATTAAAATGGAATCAATTATAAAAGAAGTAAAAGAAAAAATGAACACGAATCCAGACTTTGTTAATAAATTTATTGATCATGTTGTTGAACCAGATGATATGATATCATTTAGTGAAATTCAAGATTGGGTTGGATATAAAAAGAAAGAAACAGTCTTATTATTATTAAAAAATAATAAAAATATATTTATTGAAAATGAACACTATAATATTAAAAAAATTAAAATAGAAGGTGTAAATAAACCAATTAATGAAATATATATGACTGCTGATACTGTTAAAAATATCTGTTTAATGGCATCAACAGAAAAAGGGCAACAATTCAGAAAATATTATATTGAACTAGAAAAATGCTTTAAAAAGGTCATGATTGAAAATATAAAATTACAAACAATTAATATAACTAATCCAATAGATGCATTAAAAAAATATGAATTTGATCCAAATCAATACAAGAAAAAAGAAGTTTTTTATATTTTGTATATCAATAACTCAACGTACAAATTTGGTATAACAGGAGATCTTTTTAATAGATTAAGACAACATAGAAATACTATTAAATATGATTTCGTCGTTAAATGCTTCGATACAATTAATAGAACTTTAGGGAAAAAAATAGAGGATGCGTTCAAGTTATATATTAGACATAATAAATTACAAACAGTCTACAACAATGAAACTGAATGCTTTAAAACGACAGATAAAATTAATATTGATAAACTTATGGAAATTATAAGTAAATATGTTGATTTTTATATCAATGAACACAATAAAGAAAATAAATTAGATTCAAATAATAGCAGTTTAAATAATAATATAAATTTGTTATTGAGTAGAGTTAACGAACTACTTGGTAAACTAGAAAATAAGAAAAATGAGATAATCGAAGATAAATTAGATAAAATAGAACAAATAGATTTTGACGAGGATCAAAATAATAATGAACAAGAAGTAAAAGAAAATGTTAATGATGAATTATTTTGTTTTAAAAAATGTGTAAGATGTAAATCAAATAAAATGATATCTGACTTCGGTACTAATGAAGAATTAAATCAAGTATACAAACAATGTTTCGATTGCAGAAAAAAAGAACGTGAAAATCCTGTAAGAATTGAAAAGAAAAAAATTATACACAAGAAATATAGAGAGAAAAATTGTCAAATTTTAAATGAATATCATAAACAAAGGCGACTACAAATAAAGGACGAAATTAAAAATATAGATATCTCCAAAGATAGCACAAATGAAGTAGTCAAACCGTGTAGAAGGTGCCATAATAAGAAGACATTAAATGAGTTTGGCATTGATATAAAGACTGAAACTCATTATTTGACTTGTATCGCATGTAGAAACAGGAGAAAACAAACGGATACTTTAAAAAAATCTGAGAATTTAAAAATATCAAATGATATATCTCTTGTAGATGAACCAATATTGAATACTATAGATTGTGATTTGATAACTATTGATTCAGTTAACGAAATGGAAAATGAATTATGTAGTAATTTAGTCACAAACGATTCCGGTAACAAATCAGATAGTGAATCAGATAGTGAATCAGATAGCGGATCATATAATGATTTGGTTACTGATAGTTCAAATAATGAAATAAATATTAATTCATTTAGCGATGTAACAAAAGAAATGAATTATTCAACAAACTCAAATAATATTAATTCTAGAAAATGTCAGCGGTGTACAAGATCATTTACAGAAGAAGAGTTTGGTCTAAATAAAAAAATTGAACCATATAAAAATTGTACTTCGTGTAGAGAGAAACAAAAAGAATCTGATGCAAAAAGATTAATCACTAAATTAGAACTTAATAGAAAATATTATGAAAAAAATAAAGATGAATATAACGAAAAAAGAAGAGAAAAAAGAAAATTAAATCCGAAAAGAATAAAACAATCAGAAGAGGAATTAAAAGAGAAACAAAAAATATATTATGAAAAAAATAGAGATAAAATATTACAAAAGAAAAAAGAATATTACGATGAAAATAAATGAAGTTATTTATTATAAAACAAACAATTATAAAAGTTGAATTTATTTTATACAATATATTTAACAGCTAATTGCTAAATATAATATAAAAATATAACAAATGGAAGAAGCCAAAAAGTCTGTTTTAAATAGAGCTACAGAATTACAAATTAATCAAACGTTTGCTCAACAACTTTCGGAAAATTTTATTGATCCACAATTTTTATATAATTTTTCATATGTTAGTGAATGTATGGGTTTAACAAAAGAAGACTTAGTTAAACATTTTTTAAAAAATAAAAAACATTTATGGTTACAACGGCCTGATTTTAAATATAAAATATCTGAAAATACATATATTAACGGAAAAATAGATAACAACATATCTCTATCACTTGATACGATTATGTGTTTGTGTGCACATATCAACACAGAAAGAAGTAAACAATCCATTGAATATTGTAGAGAAACGAGAAAATATCTTTTCACGACTGCTGAAAAGTGTAATCTCCCAGGATTAAACATGGGACACGTAATTCTTTATACTTAATTTATTAAAATATTAAAAGACAATAAAAATTGATTACTCAACATATTAATTAACAATATTATATTACAAATGATATAATATTATTTGAACAATAATGACTGCTTTGACAAAAGATATATTGTATGATATCATGAGTACTAATATCACTGACTTTAATAGAATTTATAGTATTAGTTTTCTAAATAAATTATTACCAGATTCTGTACCTCACAAAATGGTTATTGAAAACAATCACGGATATGGCCATTGCACACGAATTAGAGTAATTGAATATACTCATCTTGATATTAAATATTTCATTCAATTTAGATACAGTGGTGGTTCATGTGCAGGATGTGACACTGATGAACGTGATATGTCTCATTTATATAATCCAGCTTACGAATCTTACAAAGAAGATAATGATGATGATGATGAAACAACAAAAATTAAATTGACTGAAGAAGAAATTAAAGAAAAATACAAAAAAAATACTGAAATCGTCTTGAGAAACTTAAAACAAAAATGTTATATGGCTAAGATTGTTACTTCACTCGACGATTTAACAAAACCACCTGTCCTAAATAATAATAATAATAATAATAATAATGGCAATATTGACACCAATAACAATGAATTATATGATGAAGATAAATTGAATAAAGAAATTGATGAACATAATAAAAAGTATGATTAATAAAACATATTGGATTTATTTATATTAAAATAAAAATTAAATATTGATATAATAATAGTAAAATGCGTTGCGATGATAATTTATTTTTATGAAATTACTATATAATTAAATGATAAATATTTACGAACCGAATGTAAAACCGTATTCGACATCTGCCATTGACGCCATAGAGAGCGGTTGGATATCGAATCACGGTAAATATATTGAAAAATCTACCAATAGATTAAAAGAATTAATGAATATTGAGTATTGTATTTTAATGTCGAATGGAACTTGTGCGACACATTGTTTATTTTTGTCTATTAAATATAAATACCCAGAAATTAATAAAATTTATGTTCCGAATAATTGTTATATAGCTGCCTGCAATACAGCATTGATGGTATATGACATTGAACAATTAGAGGTGATGAAAATGGATATGAATACATGGAATATTTGTACAAGTGAGGAATACATCAAAACATTAGACACTAATTGTGCTGTTTTAATTGTTCACAACTTAGGAAATATTATTAACGTACCAAGATTAAAAAAAATAAGGCCGGATATTATTTTTGTGGAAGATAATTGTGAGGGATTATTTGGTAAATATGATGATATTTATTCTGGTACGAGTAATAGTACATTATGCTCATCTGTATCATTCTATGGCAATAAAATTATTACAACAGGAGAAGGTGGTGCATTTTTTACGAATGATCAAGATGTGTATAAATATATTCAAAAAGTATATTCACAAGGACAATCATCAACACGATATTTACATGAAGTGCATGCATATAATTATAGAATGACAAACATCCAAGCAGCTTTTCTATATGATCAATTGAATGATATTGATCGCATATTAAAAATTAAAAGAACAATATTTGAAAATTATAAAAATATGTTAAGGAAATCTATTGAAAAAGGAAAAATAAAATTATTCGATAAAGAAGAAAACACGGATAACGCCGATTGGATTTTTGCAGTACGAATTATTGGCAATACTAAATCTATTGAAGAAACAGGAACTTATTTTCGAGATCAGAATGTTGATATAAGACCATTTTTTTATCCAGTAAATACACATTATCATTTATCTAATATTAAAAATGATGATAAAAATTCACAGATATTAAACAGAGAAATTATAATGATACCGTCATCGCCAACAATTACTATAGAAGAACAGAAACATGTCGTAGATTGTATCAATAAATTTTTAGAAAAAATTATGTCGACATCTGGATCTATATCTGTTAGAAATGTGTTAAAATATAATGCTTTTGATCTAATTGATTCAGCCATTGTGTTTGAATTAGATAATAAATACTATGATATGATAAGGAGAAACGTAAGTAATTTTATTAACGAAACTATTCAAACACATAAGAACGAGAGAATATTGGAAATTGGACCAAAAAATGAAAAAAAAGAAAGAATAATATCGGAGAGTAACATTATTGAATCTGTAGATATTGTATCTGATAATGATACAACATATGTAGCAGATTTAACATGTGATAATAACATACCAAAAAATCATTTTGATGTTATTTATTGTTTAGAAGTATTAGAACATACATATGAACCATGGGAAATGTTAAAACAAATGTATAAATTACTAAAACCGAATGGACATTTATACATATCAGTTCCTTTTCAGTTTAGAATACACGGTCCTTTACCGGATTGCTATAGAATAAGTGAATATGGATTAAAGTATTTAATTGAAAAAAATAATTTTCAAATAATTAAATTTGATGCATTGATAGACAACAATAGACCTGCTTTTCCTATACACTATGTGATTAGTTGTAAAAAATAATATATATATATATAATAATATGAATACTAATTTAAACGTATTAATTTTTCCGGCTGGATCAGGTGTATCAAAAGAAATTTTTGATTCATTAAAATATATTAGATGGATAAATCTATTCGGTGCAGACTCAGATGAAAATAATTTTTCATTTTATCAATTTGAAAATTTAATTTTAGAAGCACCTTTTGTTAAAGATGAAGAAAAGACGATCCAATTTATAAAAAAATTAATATCTAAATATTCAATTGATTGTATTTATCCAGCTTTTGACAGTGTAACTGTATTTTTAAAACAACATGAAGAAAAAATTGGAGTTAAAATAATATCATCACCTATTGAAACGTGTGATATATGTTTTTCAAAAAAAAAAACATATGGATTATTAAAAAATAACATAAAAGTTCCGATAGTATATAATTACGATGAAGTCTCAGAATTTCCCGTATTTTTAAAACCTGAATGTGGATATGGTTCAAGAGATTGTTTCAAAATAAATAATATAAAAGAACTTGACTATTATCATTCATCAATTAAAAATAATATAATATGTGAATATTTACCAGGAGACGAATTTACAATTGATTGTTTTAGTTCTAAAAAAAATGGATTGATATATTGCGAAGCAAGAACAAGAGAAAAAACTATAAATGGATTAAGTGTATTAACAAGACATGTAGATCTACCACAAATTAAAAATATGGCACAAATAATTTCAAATAAGTTGGAATTTATTGGTTCTTGGTTTTTTCAAGTAAAATATAATAAAACTAAAGAGTTAGTGTTACTTGAGATAGCATCTAGAATACCTGGTGCATCATGTCTTCATAGAAATCGAGGTATAAATTTTGCTTTATTATCATTGTATGAACATTTTGAAAATAGTATAGATTGTGTTTTGTCAAATAATTATGATATTTCATGTTATAAATGTGTTGAAAATAGATTTAAATTGTCGATTGAATATGACACTGTATACATAGATTTGGACGATACGATTATTTTAAAAAATAAAGTAAATACTAAGATGATTCAATATTTATTCTACATTAAAAATATTAATAAAAAGATAATATTAATAACACGAAACACAGAACCATATGAGTATTTAGAAAAATATTATATAAATACTGATCTATTCGATAAAATTATCATCGTCGATAAAAATGAAAAAAAATCGAAATATATTGAAACTAATTCCAAATCGATATTTATCGATGATTCATATCAAGAAAGAATTGATGTATTTAATACAAATAAAATTAATGTATTTACTTGTGATATGGTCGAATCATTATTCGATGAAAAATTATAAAATGGAATTCATTATATTATCATTTAATTCAAATATTTCGTATATTGTTTCTTTATCATAACTATTTTTTGAAAAAATATATTTTTTTTTGGATTCATTGTCCGTAAACTTTTCTTGAAATAATACAGTTGGATCATAAGAAAACATATTTTTTAAGTCTGCATTATTACAAACAATAATTATTTCATCATATAATAAAGAATAATATTTTATGGGCTTAATAAATTCTGTAATATTATCTAAATTATTTATTTCTACTAATAATCTACTGATACTATAACTCTTTTGTTCTTTCAAATATGATTCAGATACATAATTAATTTTATTTTTAACACGAAATCTTATGTCATTGTATTCAATACAACGTCTACATATTTTTAAATAAGTATTTTCATCTATATTACTGTCTCTTAAACTATCCATCATATCCCATATTAATGTATTTACTTTTTTCATACTTTGATACAGTTCATTGTATTTTGTTAAAAAAAAGTCTAGTTTTTCATGTAACAAATCATATTCTTTTTTAACATCTATTACTCTACTGTCTTTAATTTTGTCCAATTTTATGTCTAAAATTGTCAATTTATCGATTGCTTCACCTAATGATATAGGTAAACTAATTTGATTATTTTGAGACATATTATTATATTATGACATAATATAATAAATATACAAAATATACAAAATTTACAAAATAAATGGATGCAAATACAACTCTTGAAATTATAGAAAATAATTGTTCATATAAAATGGAAAAAGCATATTTCTTATCACATAATGGTCTGGGTGATAATATTTCAAATATAGGGGCTGTTAATTTTTTGTTAAAATATTACAATACTATTTATTTTTTATGTAAAGATATATACCAAGATAATGTTAGATTACTGTTTGACAGTAAATTTGTGATAGTAATTCCTTTTAACTCACATAATGAATGGAATGATTGTGCATCAATAATATCTAATAGAGACTCGTGTGATTGTTTTGTTTCTGGATGTCATACAGGATATTTACAATCACATATTACTCATCCAGAAGTATTAAAATATGTTAAAAATACTGATTATACAGTTGCATATAATCATTTATACCAATTTTACAATGATATCGGGTTAGATTTGTCGATTTATGTTAATTATTTTGATATTCCAAGCAATAATATTAGTAGACAATATTATAATGATATATCAAATTACAAAATAATATTTTTACACACTAAAGGTTCTAACAGAAGTATTAATTTAGTTGATATTATTGATTTATATAAAGACAATGATGAATATATAATAATATGCGCGAATGAAAATGTGTATAACGTGAATAATTCAAAATATGAGATTGCTGAAAAATATGTTAATAAAAAAGTTGCATATTACATAGATATAATAAAAAATTCTAATTTGATATACATAATAAATTCATGTTTTTCGTGTATTGTGTATCCATTAATTTTATCCAAAAGAATAAATCCAGTAGACTATATTATATATGATGCATAACAGGTGATAATTTTTTTCCACATCAACAATATAGATATACATATACATATACATATACATATATATACATATATACGAATGTATTCATTGAGAATAATAACATTCGATTCACCCGGACTTAAGAATGATGCAGAGACATATAAAAAAGTGTTTGAACAAAATAATTATAGTGTCGATATAGCGATATTATACAGCGATAATCAAAGTATAATTCAACCAAAGTACGATATAAATTTATTTTTAGAAAGAATTAGTCCAAAAAAATTTAAAACAGTATTTCCCAGTACATTGAATTTATTGATGCCAAACCAAGAAATATTTGGTTCATATGATGAATTAAAATACATGGATTATATTTTGTGTAAATCTGAAGCTGCACGATCTTTTTTTGAGTATATGAAGAAAGAAAAGAATTATAAATATATTTGTTTTTATACAAAATTTACCACAAATATACCAGAGAGTTTAAAACATATCGAACTACACAAAAATGTTAATTTATTTGTTCATTTAGCTGGAAAATCATCTTTTAAAAATACAGATTCATTAATTTATTGTTGGCTTACGAATAATGGATTTTTAGATATAGATCCAGAAATAGAACTATATGTAACATGCTATAAAAACTGTTTTAAACAAATGAAAGATAATCTTAAAAAATATTTTAAATACAATACAAATTATTTTTCTGGACCCCAAAATGATGTAATACGAATTAAAAATATGGTATTTTATACAACACATGCACCACTTGATGAATATAATAAAATGTTAACCAGTGCAAATGTCGCCCTTTGTATTTCATCAAAGGAAGGATTTGGTCATTACATAAACGAGGCAAGATTTTTTGAGACCTTTGTAGTGATATTAGATGCAGAACCGATGAATGAATTGGTTATTGATAATGTAAATGGATTAGTAATAAAGGATCCGACATTATTAGAAAAAGATTTATCACAACATACATCATACAAGATGTATAGCGCTTATCCAAAAATAGAAGATCTCAAAAAAGCAATAATTTATTGTATTAAAAATAAAAAAGAATTACATACTATGGGTAAAAATGGTAGAAAAATGTTTATCAATGATGAAAAATTCTTCATAAAAACGATGACAGAAATTATACTCAATGATTTAAATAATAACATCTCTGTTGTTAATCGCATCAATATCTAAATCAGGAACTCGGACTATTTCTATGTAGGCAACTGGTGGGATTGGCGGTTTTTTATTTAAAGTAAACATAATTTGTTGATTAGATTCTTTTGTATTAACATAAGAAACTGGTTTTATCAATTGATTATCAAATCTTGACACATTACTACTGGTTATAATACCCGCGTCATATGCAAATACAGGTACTATTTTTGAATATTTTATATTCATTATATCAAGTGTGTCAATACCCATAAACCAATCACTTTTATTGAAATTACTTGGATATCCGATAGTAATATCGTCAACATTATTGTTATATGTATTAGTGACATCAGATGGTTTAATCATTGTGACGAACGACATATAGAGAAAATTTGCTGTTGTATAAATATTATATTCATTTTGAGCAGGAGCACCGACATAATAATTTATATAATTACTGGGTTCTGTTAATAATTCATCAATGAGTTCGTCTGGATGACCTGTTTCAACAAGAGATACAAGACCTGGTGTTGCAGGAA